AGTGGTATGCTGGATTTCTCCAACAGACCTTCTACGGATCTGCACACAACTATGTGCCTGCAGAACGTCAGAATGCGTCCAAAAGTGATCTCCCAGTGTACTACGCTTTACGGCCTTATTCTAGACTGATCATCTCAACCCTTGGAGCCCACTTCTGAGTGATGTGAATTTCGTCACACCAGACAGTCGTAGGCCTATCTCTAGTTACCTTAGTACTAGAACTTCCTATCCTCTCTCCTTCCTAGGGGAGAGCGGTATACCGTCATAGACGGCACCGAAGTGGGAAGCCTCTTTACTAAGATAGTAGAGGTGGGTCTTGACTTGAGGCGTATCGGATTACTCCTTTACGCGACAGTCCAGAAGATGGAGATAAAGCGGTTACGTTTCGTATCCCTAAGCTGGATCAGCAGCAGCTCGCAAGATTTCAGCTTCTTCGATCATCGCTCGGATAGAAAACTTTCCTTGCGAATAATCGCTAGAAGCTTGAATAAAATGCTTGTTAACTGCTGAATCAGCTAAGGTGACGGAGTGTGACGCTCTCATAGTAAAGACTCCCTTAGATACAAAGTATTTAGAAAGTCCTGATTTCATATAGAATTCAGAACGATCGGCCGTCTCGTCAAGAGCATGCATAATTAAATGCAGACTCTCATCGATAAGGCGGTTCAATACAAGTACCAAGGGCGAGTTCCAGTTAATCATGACTGGAATAGTCTCCTTTATGAAATCTCTCTCATATGGAGTCGCCGTACTGGGGATTAGTCCATACGCAATCTCATAAAGTCTGGCGTTGACCTTAAAAGCATCGCGTTGGAAGTTCTCCAAATCCTTTTCGATTAGGCGTTTCTTAGCTAAGACGAAAATCCACTTAAGGACTTCATCGACAGATAAGGTTTTACCTCATCTGTGCTAAGAACATTAAAGCCGAAGTACTTCTCTAAGCACATTACTGTGTCTATTGAATATACTCCGCCTTTGATCTCGCAAGAGACCTTGTCGAATACCATATAAAGTTTGATAACGCGTTGAGCGTGTTCATAAATGAACCGCCCTGCGCGCATCACCTTTAAGATGGAAAGGACCAGATCCGGGTGCTCCACATTCGCTAGAATCCATCCATGGTGTGCCTGTGTCAACAGAAAGTTGTGAAGGAGAGGATATCTCTTCCAAACAGCCTGTAGACCCCCAATACTGAATCCTGTAATCTCTTCGCCCTTATGGACCCATCTCTTGGCAAACTCGTAAGTGTCTTCCGACACATGCGTCTTTGCTTCAGAGATTTCCATATCGAGCTCGGAGAGCAGAATTCGGTACTGGGCAGCCACCCCATCATTAGCAATGACGATATCATCTCCAAGGATGGCATAGTCTTTAAAGGGGGTTCGAAAACCCGCTCTTATTGCACTTACCATCACAAGGACGTGATGCGTCAGAGCCATTGATGGCCATGATGAATACGCCCCCATTGGTTGGCCCGTAGCATACTTAGCAGTAAGCTTCGGTTTTCCAGCAATGGTGAACTCCATCGATACAAGGAGCTGGGCCCATGCCTCCGCAAGTTCTTCACCGATGATAGATCCGATAACCCGTTTCTGTAAAGAAATAGGTATTCGATCTGTCGCCGCGTGGAGATCAAGCGAATGGTATGGTCCAGTAGAAGGTAGACATGTGAGAAAGTGATTTTGGTTAAAGGTACAGTCGTTCCAGATCCGTTTCAAGTACCTGTTTAACAGGTCATGAAGTGGTTTCAGGGCCGACTGCGTCCAATAATCCATAATTGCAATCACACGTGTTTTCCCTTCTTTATCACTAAAGTAAGACAATCTTCGAAGACTGTTGGTCTTCGGTGGAAATAGCCTTGCCCATACTTGAGCTACCGAGGACCACTGGAGAATATCAAGACGATCCTCCAACTCCGATATCAGAGTAGCCAGCTTACTCCCTCCTAAAAGATAAA